AATTGATATTGTTGTCATTAATTCAGTAAAACCTTTTCATGATAATATGAAATTTAAACTTAACCCTAAAGATGTATATAGAGTAAGAGATGATATTATATTCTTTGAAATACCTAATCGGGGCAATGGAAAGAATTTGACCGATTTATTTCCTGGTCGCGGAGTTAATGTAGCAGCAGATGGTTTTCTTACTGGTGTTACCCCTGAAGGCGCTAAGAAGATAAACAATTTAAAATGTATTTGTTTAGATAATTCTTCGAAAGGAAATAACTGGAGATATCAGTATTATGGTGATCCTACTAATGTTGGTGATTGCGGATCACCTATTGTATGTACAACTCCTGGTAGTACTCTTATAGTAGGAATTCACGGATCTTTAAAAACTAATATTTTAGGTCAGGTTGTCCACGGAAGTGGATTAGCTATTTATAGAGATGATATTCAAGATTATTTACTTCATTCAGCAGGAAAATATCAATTACAGCATTTTGTTGAAGAAGGTTTACCTTACCTAATAAAAGATCATCAAAGATTGAAATTATATCCAGTTACAAACAGTATATTTCAATATAGGAAAGAAGGTCATTGCCTACTCTTTGGCTCGTTAACAAATTTTAAACGAGGATCAAGTTCGAGAGTTACAAAAACTTTATATCATGAAGATATATTAGAACTTGGCTACCCAGATAAGTATGGGGCCCCAATTCTAAAAGGTTATAAACCTCATCAGAAAAACTTGACTCGGTTATTAGATAGAGACTGCAATTTTGATCTACATTTACTTAGGGAGTGTAGGGACGTTTGTATTGAGCATTTCGTTAGTAACCTTCCGGAAGAGGCTAAAGAGATGGTTCATGTGATAGACGAATATACTGCTATCAATGGGGCACCTGGTATATCTTACCTTGACGCTCTAAAGAAAAATACATCGGCAGGTTTTCCTTATAATAAATCGAAAATCCATTTCATGACCCCTATGGATCCCAACGAGATACATCAGGAGCCCTGGTCTATTAATGAAGAGATAGCCGAAAGGCTCGAGAAATTGCTCGAATGTTGGAAGAATGGTAAACGCTACTGCCCTGTGTTTATGCAAAATCTTAAAGATGAAATAAGGAGTATTAAGAAAATCATTGATTCTAATACTAGGAGTTTTACAGGATCACCTATAGAACTCACTATTGCTATTAGACAATTATATTCGGGTCTTGTTAGATTAATGCAAAATTATAGGCATGTGTTTTGTACTAGTGTAGGTATAGATGCTACTTCTGTAGAATTTGCCCACTTGTATAAAGATTTTGCCAAGTTTAATAATAAAGGAGCCGGAGATTTCTCTAAGTTCGATCAATGTCAAGGAATTACAATTTTAATGACTGCTTTCGAAATGTTATATTATATGATGTTCATTTGGGGAAACATGAACCCTGATCTTAAAATCCAATTTTGGTGTTCCGCTTGGGATATCATTTGTTGCTTTGTAAATTATAATGGAGATTTAGTCATGTTTTTAGGATTTAATCCTTCGGGAAACCCACTTACCGTCATTATAAATGGATTGGTTAATTTGCTCCTTCATATTTATTGTTGGGGAAAGAGATGTAAAGATAATGATAAACTTATTTCAGATTTCTTTAAATCTGTTTTCTTATCAACCTATGGAGATGATAGTATCTTCTCCACAAATTTGGAATGGTTTAACCAAATCATGCTAAGGGATGAATTACAATTACTAAATATTACATATACGATGGCTGATAAATCGGAAGATTTTATTCCGTTTATACCAATGAAAGATGTAACATTCCTTAAAAGAAGCTTTGTACTTCATGATGATCTCCAAGAAATTGTTGGTCGCCTAGATGAAGCTTCAATCATTAAATCTCTCCTATACTGTGTTGGATCAAAAACAGTATCTCTTAAATATCAAAATAAAGACTCTCTGGGCAGTGCACTCAGGGAATTCTTCTTTTATGGTAGGGATACCTTTGAGATATGGAGGAAGAGATTTATGGATTATGTAGTCAAATATGATTTGACTGATGATCTAAATTATTTACCCACTTACGATTCTTGTATACAAAGATATAAGTCTAATAGTGAATCTCGCATAAGAGATTTAAATATAGACCCTTTTGGACAAGATGACTCGCTTGAAATTTTACTAGATAATTATTCGTTAGATAACCC